ATTTGCTTTGCGGATAGTTCGATGTCTTCGGGGGCGATGGATGCGGATAGCGTTCCCCCTGCGTTGGCGTTGGCTGCTTCGAGGTTTTTCTTCGCAAGTTCGATGACCCGTTCAATCCACTTGACCAGCACGTCGTGGGTTGGCGACTTGCCTCCACCTTTGGGGCCGAGGACTGAACCAATACCCTCCAAAGCGGTTTGGTCGATGCCTTTCATCGAACCGCTGCCGAACTTGCCTACGGGTTGGCCATTCGCAAGTATGGTTGTTTCCATGTGGGTAAATGTCCCCCGTGCGGGAATGTGTCTATCTGCGCCTCGCTCGCTCCGCCTCCATCCTCTCCGCTTCCAAAATGTCGTGAATCAGGAGGGCATAGTTCAAGAACTCCACCGCCTTCATCGCAAAGATGGCATCGAACTTCAGCACGTCCTTGTTTGCCATCCTCCACACCACCATAAGCCATCCGTACCCTGCGAGAGGGCTTACGTCAACTCCCCTGCCGTCTTCATCAGGTGCTTGGAATAGTCGCTCAAAACTTTCAAGTAGGATTCTGAACTTAGCAAAAAAAAACTGACAACCCCCCAAACGTCCCCGACCTTGGCGTGCTTCTTCATTAGTTCGGCTCGCTCCGCATGGGCAGCCCCGTCGTACTTTTTCGGGAATAATCCGAATAGACCGCCCTCTCTGCACAGGGTCGCCATGATTCGGTGGAGGTTCTGCAACAACTGCTTTTCGTCCGTCGTGTTTGCGTCCATGAGTTCAATCAACTGACCGGCCGTCAACTCGTCCGTGAACACCGTCGGAATCCACCACTTGCCCCCGGCTTTGAACTTTCGCTTGTATCCCAATGCAGGCAATGCGTTCCACTCGCTTATGATGGCCTTGTAACGCTTTAGGACGCTCTTGGCGGGCATTTCTCGAACGATTGATATATCGACCTCCTCAACGATTGCGACGACTCCTGCACGCTTGTCGTAGTCCCCGAGGACGCTGGAGAACTCAATGGCTCCGATGCGTTGGAACTGGTCGATGGTCAGGTCTTGGAGTTTCATAGTTTCAAGAAGGTTTTGTAGGACGATGCCGACGATGCCGATGCAAGGTACTGGCTGAACTCCTTATCAGCCTTGCGTTCTTTCTCCGAATAGTACCAAGGAATGTGCCTCGCTGACTCAAGCAATGAAACCCCACCGATGAAGTACTCCTGCCGATTGTAAACGGCAAAGGTCGTGTCGATAGGCACGTCAACCCTTGCTGCCATGATGACCCTTGAGTTACGCTGACGGGTCGCTTCGTAGTTGTTCACATGGGTATAGTACGACGACCTTGGAGGCACGTCATCCCATCGGAGCGACAGGCCGACCTTGCCTGCTTGGGGGAATTGCTGCAACCACTCCAAGCACATGGGAATCGTCCGCTTGCTGGTCTTGTACAGGTCAAGGTCCGGGTCCGTGACTGCATAGTAAGCCTCTCCCAGTTGTTGCACCAAGCCCGAAGTCCATGGGGCTTGATGGCCCAAATTTTCGTCAAGCATCACGACCTTGCAGGGGTTGGTGGCGTACCACTCAAGCAATGGTTCGTAGGTTGAACCGTTGTCCACGATGTAAATGTCCCCAATCCCCTCCCACTTGCTCAAGTCCCTGACCATCGCCTTGGGCCACGTCAGCAGGTTGCGGTTGTTGATGATTACGGGGATGCCCATGGTTAGAACTTGTAAACGGCAATAAGGTCGTCGTATCGGCCCGACTCACTAAGGTCTATGGCCTCAAAGATTGAGTTGCTCGGTGCTACGGCTGACAGGTTCACGAACCAATCCTTGCTCTGCACGTCTTCAATCATCAAAACACCGCCTTGGTTCATCAATGGTGCATACAGGCTGACGACCTGCAACATGGAGTCTAAGGTGTGCGGGCCGTCGTCCAGCAGGAAGTCAATGCCGTTCTTAAAATAGTCCCTTGCGACTTGCACGGATTCGGGTGTGTAGGCCGATGCGATGTGAAGCCTTGAACGAGTCCAGTCAATGTGCTTGTCAGCCTTTGGCTTGACTTGGTTGGCAATGTCGTAGAACAAGAACTTGGCCTTGGGCAGATACTTGCACCACATAGCCATAGACCCTCCGTGCCAGACCCCTATCTCCACGAAGTTGATGGAATCGGCTCGCATTTCAGCCAAGTACTTGGCATAGGTGCTTGTGTAGTTGTGGCCGTTGGCTTTGTCGGTTCCTCCGTCATAGTCAGCACCATTGAGGTCTAACTCGTCGAGGATGGCAATCAGTTCTTTATCTTTCATGGTTAAAATGTGATTACAAACTTTTCGGGACCCGGCCATCCGGGGTTGGAGTCGTGAACCTTCGTATCGGGTTTCTTGCCAATCCAATGTTCGGCTTGCCAGCGGTGGTCCCGTACCGGTTCGCCCAGTTCCTTGATGTGGCTCGACTTGGCCCACCAATAGGTTCCACCAAAGTAGGGGTAGCCTTCGGGGTTGTTGTGATCCGCCATGTGAGGGAACTGCTCCTTGGTTATCCAATGACATCCCACCGCATCCACGCCTTCCAGCAGTTGCAAGCAGCGTTCCCAAGCCACGACATTAAAGAAGGTCATGCTGCGATTCCAAAGTTGGTTGATGAGGGACGGGTCGCTTGCCCCCTTCGTGTGGGCGTACAGGTACACGGCTTCCTCTTCCTGACTTGCCCGGTACATCTCGGTAAGGGTCGCCTGCTCCCAAGCGTTGGTTCGGGTAACGACTACCTTGACCTTATCGGCAACCATCGAGTTCTCCAGCACCTCCTTGACCGCTTTGCGTTGTTCGGGTGGACCGACGATGCCGACCCTTATCTCATCCAAGACGTTAATGAGGCCGTAGTTGCAGACCGCCATCATGTGCTGGTTCAAGATTAACTGCCAATTCCCTCCGCAGTAGATGTGGTAGTAGTGAACGACTTTCATAAGGTCCAAAGGAGGGTTAGAAGGGTGAGGATAAAGAAAACGGCTGCAAGCGTCTTGCCGATTTCGATTAGCAGGTCAAGGATGCGTTCCGTGTTCATAGGGCAAAGTTACACAACAACATACTTCCCTGAGTTACTGACCCGTAACTTGTTAAGGGCCACATACCGCATAGCATCGCAGGCGTGGTTGAACGAATCAATGGGGACCCCCGTGTTCTTGCCCTCTTTGTCGGTCGCCCAAGTGTAGGACCGCAGTTCCTTGATGAGGTTGGTGCTATCCTTGGTAACCTGCAATTTAAAGCGTTTCAGGATGTCGATGCCGTTTCTGACCGAATCGGGGCCTTTCTCAGCAGGTTTGATGTTGAACCCCAAGCGGTAGATTTCCTCGATGGACTTCGGTTCGGCTGAATCCGCCACGATCTCCCAAGCCCTTGTGATGCCCAGCGACCGCAACTTGTCTGCGATGTCTTGGTTGGTCAGGCCCGTAGCGTAGAGCAGTTCTTGGATGAGCAGGCAGTCCCCTTGGCGGTAGATAGCGACCAAGGCCGTAGGGTCGTTGCTGAAGCCCCAGTCAAGCCCAAGGGCGACGAATTTCGCACGGCTGACATCGATACCCTCCACGACCTCGAAGTCCTCGTAGATCGCACCCTGAAGCGTCCCGACTTGACCGAGGCCGTAGACCTTCCACCAGTTCGCCCAGTATGCAGAGGTTTCGGCTTTGGTGCGGTTTAGTTCGATGTCCCTCTTGATGGTATCAGGCAGGGCTTCGTTGTCGTTGTAGGTTAGGATTATCAGTTCTGCGTCCTGTTCGGGCAGGACCTCCGTATGCGCCCAAAATTCGTGGGTCGGGTTGAAGTCGATGTAGATGGCCTCGCTGGTACGGATTGCCAACTGATAGTAGGACTCAAAGTCAATGTTGTTCGCCTCGTTGATGTAAACGACCTGCCTCCTTGCCCCTCGGAGCCGTGCCTCGGAATCAGCCGAAAAGAACTCGATGATTGAACCGTTGGCGAAGTGATAGGTGAGCAGGGTCTTGTTCCATCGGTCTGCGACCCATCGGCCCGTCCATTGCATAACCTTGGCAAAGTCTTTGATTGCACCCCTCCGTAGGTGGGGGATGGATTCGGAAACCACCGATATCTCGGTCTTGTTCTTTGCTGCGATGTCTATGAGGACCGCAAGGATGGCGAGGGTCTTGCCCGCACTTGTTCCGCCTTGGATGACCTTCTTCCGGGCCGTCATCCGACGGATTCGCCTGATAGCGGTCGTGTACTTAAAGTCCATCCCCAAACAGGGGTTGCTCGATGTGAACCGTGTTCTCCTGCTTGTCAACCAAGCCAAGCAGACGAGAGGCGATGTTGGCCGAGTAAACCCCGGCACTTGAACCCTCCAGCATATCCTTGTCGCAGGTCAGCCTTATGCGTGTAATGATTGATAAGAATTCCTTGTGATGGTCGCTATCTCCATTTCGATACTGCGATAGGTTATGGCAAACGCCATTTTCTGCAAGGTATCCCTCAAAGCCCCGAAAGGTAATCGGACGCTCTTTATCCCTGTAAACCATGTTCCCATCCTTGCCGACATAGTCCTGCACCCGGTAAGGGTTGGCCTTATTCTCGGCTCGGTATCGTTCAAACGCCTCCCATAGTTCTTCGGGGGTATTCCAAATTGGGGGTCGGCCTGCCATCAGTATTCGATTTTGTCGATTAGGTCGCTTATCTTGTTTACGATTTTCATTTTCACTTCGTACTGGTTCGGGGCATTGGAATCGTCCACCGCTCCGATGCAGTCGCAGAGGGTGGTGATGACCATCATAAGCGAGTCCATCCGAGCCTGCACTTGGGCTTCGTCATCCTTCGCCTTCGAGTTCGCCAAGTTCTCGGAGTTTATTTCTTGACCATGAGAGAGCCGACTTGCCACCCCACAACAAGTACGAGATGTAACCGCAGTCCGAGGTATCGTCAGCGTTGTCGTAGTAGGTTTCTGCCCGGGATAGGTAGGAGTGCATCCGCTTGATGGTTTCAAGGGAAATTGCTTCCCCGCTGGCTAACTGCTGCGCCCGGACCTTACCAGTCTGCGTCGCACACTTGTTGCCGTTCCGCTCGTTGAGTTCTATCCCTCGCTTGGCATTCGACCGAATCTCTTGGCCGTAATCGGAGTACGACTCGAACTGTTGCCTCTTGTGATTCTCCCACGTTGAGCCGCAAA